GCTGTTGTTACCGCAGCCGCGCAAAAATCAGAAACGGCGGCTTCTTCATACCCCGACCCGTCGTCGGTAAACATGATCGCGCTTATCGCTGTTCCCGTGCCCGGTGCCGAACATGCTGCGCCGACGTAACCGACATAAGGGTTCGACGCAAGCGAACTGTCAACGACCGATTGCCCGTTGTCGCGAACAAGTTCGTAATACGGAACTTCGAACGCTTTTTGAAATAAAACCGGGCCGGGCGGGCCGCTTGGGTCAGTCCATCCCGACGGCGGCTTTGAAACGAAGGCGTCTTCGGGATACGAAAAAACGTCTTGGGCGCATTGAATGCGAACCCGTCGGGTTTTGCCGTCGCCATAAGCGATACCCGTAACCCGCATAACGACGCTTTCAATCTGGTAATCGGGCCAAGACAGAATAAAAACGTCGCCGATATTCAGGTTCCGCGCAACCTTCGTCGCGTAAACCGTGCAAGTAATCAACGGGGTTGACAGGGTTCTTAGATCGCGCTGCGCCGCCTTTGAAGCGGTCGCCGGATCAATAAAGCCTTCGTAAGTTACCGTTGTATTGTTTTCGCCGCCCTGTTCTTGCGCAAGGGCAATGTCTTGAACCGTTACGCTTCCCGTTGCGTCTTTTGAATAATCCCAATAATTGACCGTAATTGAATTTGCAAGTTCCCCGAATGCGGGTCGCTTGAAGTCTTCGATTTTGTCAATGTTCGACGGATCAAGAACAAGCAACGCGCCTTCGTCGTAACCGCCGCGAATAAGCTTCAAAGTGAATTGGCCCGTTCGTCGGTCAACATAAAGCGAAGCGTCGATATGCTGCAAAATAATCTTAACAAATTCTTCAATTGAAGTTTGGGTATCCCAAAGAAGGGCCATACCCATTTTTTCGTTGAACAAGGTAATCGCAGCGGCAAGAAATGCCGTGTCGTCAATGTCGCCCGTATTGTAACCCATGCCCCAAAGCTTATTTGTCAGGCATTCCCGAATAATGTGGGCAGGGTTCATAGCTGCGGCAAGTTCTGTTCCGCCGTCTTCATTGTAAACGGTAACGTCGATTTGCGAATAAGCGTCTTGCCATTGGGCCGCGCCGTCTTGTTGAACGTGTATCCGTTGAACCCGAAACGCCCAAGTTTTCAAATACGGGTTCATTGACAAATACATTTGACGAAGAACGACCGAAACGACGCCGCGAAATGCAGGAACAAGCCCGCCCAATCGCGAAACAAGATAGTCGTTCGGAAGCTGCGCCCCGTGCCCGGTCATAAAGTCAAGGGTTCCCGAAATCCCGCCTTCGCGGCTGTCGCCGCCGAACAAGTCGCCCCGATCAACGGTTATTGCGCCGCCCGTGTTGTTACCTGCCCACAATTCCTTTTCGTCAACGCTGATACGGGTAATCTTGTCAATCGGCCCGTGACAAAGAACCATATGCATTCCCGCGAAGTAACGATAACCGACGGTTTGCTTCTTACTTCCGCCCATGATTACGTTTCCTTCGGTTTGTTGTAATAGCTGCGGGCTGCGCTGCAAACTTGGCGCGACATTTCGCAGTTAATCGCTTCTAGTTCTTCGATTGGGAACCCTTCGCGAATGAAGCGGTCGTAATCAAGCCCCCGAAGCTTGAACCAACCTTGAACGCCCCGCCCGCACATAAGCGCCCGGCGAATATCGGGCATTCGAATTACAATGCCGCTTGTCATTTCTTGCCGCCCTTCTTGCGAACCGCTTCGGTTCGAATGTCGCCATACCAAACGACGTTTACCGACTTGATAACCCGCGTTCCGAAAAGAACCGGAATTGCGCGCCCTTCTTCGGCGGTCGGCGTTTCGACGGTTCCAAGCGCCGGGCCTTTGGGCTTCGGCATGGTCGCATAAGCGACGGCAAAGACGACAAGAAAGGCGACGGCGAACCAAAACATTGCGTTTCCTTTAGACGATTGACGAACCGCCAAACGGGTTCTTTCCCGGTATGAATGGGAACCCGCCGAAGTTGTTCAAGTTGTTGAAGCGGCTGTTGCAAATTTCGGTCGTTCGGTTGCAGCCGGGGAAGATACGACAAGCAATCGGATAACCGTTCGCGTTCGCGTAATTGATAAGGTCATTCATGGGGCGAATAAGCGTCAATTGCGAACCGACATGCGACAGAATAAAACGAAGGTTTCCGTCGTTGTCTTCGAAGATACCCGAAGAAAAGTAACCATCGGGAAAGCCCGCCGCAGCCGGAACCGTGACGACCGCGTTCGTTACGTTGGTTACGCTTCCCGCCGTGTCGAAGTCTTCTTTGTTCAAGTTGCAACCGCGACCGTAAAGCGCATGTGGGCAGTTGACTTGATACCGTTGCCGAAGCCCCATTCGTCGCATTGACGTAAAGACGCTTTCGAAGGTAAATTCGATTTCCTGTTTCTTCGGGGAAACCGACGCAAGGCGACCTTTCCATTCCGTTTCTGTATTCAAGTCTTCGTCTTGACTGAAAATTGTAACGGTCAACGGAAAGTCAAGCGACGACAAAAACCATTTGCGGGCGACAGGGTTTTTAAGCGAAAAGGAAATAACAACGTTTTCGCGCGTCATTTCGCCTTTGCTTTCAACTTCGTCGCGCCCCATTGCAACGGGAACGTAAGTTTCGCCCGCGTGTTGCGCTTGCGCGTCGGCGCTTGTTACCGTGTAAATAAAGGCGCTGTCGCCTTCAACAAAACGGTAAAGTTCCTTTATCGCGGTCATTCGCTTAATTCCAGCATGTTAACGCTTGTTTCGGCGCAGTTATCCCCGACGTAATTGATTTCAATTCGGTCGGTATCGAACCGGGCTTTACCCATATAACAAACCCGTTCGATAAACTGCAAGCCTTTTCGAATAGGCGCTTCGAAGTCAAGCCGCAGCCCGCCAAGCCCGACGGTTACAACGTCGGAAATGCGAACCGTTTGAAGCGACCCGTCGTCAAAGAAAATCGCAAGATCAATCCGACCTTCGATATATGAATTGAAGTCGTCGTTGTTGATAAACGCCGAAGTTCGGTCGCTGTTGAAAGACGTAATTCGAATGTCATGTTCAAATGACGGCAAGAAGAACGCCCCGCGCTTACCTGCCCGGCGATACAAGAACCGTTTGAACGCGACCAATTCCGAAAGCCCGTCAATAAAGAAGGCGTGATTTGTGCCGACGCGGGGGTTAAGCCAAGGGCTAAGGGTTTCGAAGCGCCCTAAGTCAAAGTCAACGTCGTCTTCAATCTTGTTGATTTTCTTTGCAAGCGACCGTGAACCGATAGGCATTGCCGTTACGACTTCAAAGCCCTTGTGCTGTTTCCCTATTACGGGTTCAATCGCCGAAATCAGGCGGTCAAACATCGCCGTCGGGTTTGCCGAATTGACGATTGTAATATTTCCGTTCGAAGCGTTATCGACTTTCAAGGCTTCGGTCGTTCCGGCAAATTCAATGTTTATCGCGTAAATATCAACGTCTTTCGGCGGGGCAAAAGGTGCGACGCGGGTAATCATTGCCAAAGCTTCATTGCGGGCAGGGGTCGCATTCGCCCCGGCGTCGGTAATAAAAAACATAATGTCTTTTCGGTCGCCGGGGTTTGGCGCGGTTGTTCCGAAGAACGTATTTGCAAATTGAAACGGAAGAAGCGGCGTTGTTCCGCCTGTCGAAGTTGCAGCCGCGATAATGGCAAGCGCCTGATTAAAGTTTGCTTCGGTCGCGTTGGGCCAAGAATAGTTAGCGGCAACCGAAGACCAAAGCGAAATTGCAAGATCAACTTTGACGTTTGAATTAAGCGCCGCGCCTTTTAGGGCTTCGACAACGTTGTAAAGTTCGGCTTTGGCCCGTTGAAGAAGTGTAATGCTTGTTCCCGGCACAAGGTCATTCATTGACCCCGATACGTCAAGCGCAAACAAGGTCGCAAGCTTTGTCGGAAACGGCTTCGGGTCGGTCACGTTGTAAAGCAAGCCGTAAACCGATTGATACCCGCTTGCGTCGTTCGTAATATCGCCGCGAACAATGCCCGAAGAAATCGGCGCAATAATCGCGTTCTTGAACGACGGCAAAGACGGCGTTACGACAAGTTGATTTGAACCGACCGACAAGATTTGCACAACTTGCCAAGCCTTGTTATTCTGAAAAACGATTGCCAAGTTCCCGGCGCGGAAATCCGAAAGCGTTACGTTGCAGGCGACCGCCGTTCCCGATACATTGCCCACAAACTGCGCTTCGTGCCAAATGGGAACCGCCCAATCGCCCCGGATATTTTGAAGCGACAAGTTGAAGGGCGATTGCCGATTAAGCAAATCGGTTCGAACCGAAAACGAAAGCGCCTGTCGTGCGACCGAACGGTTTTGCGTTCTGTCTTCGTTGCCGTTGTGGGTAAGAACAACATCGGTCAAAAATTCCAGCGTTTCCGAACCCATGACGAAAGGCGGATACGGGATAAACGAATGGTCTTCGAAACCTGCGAACGAAAGCTTACCCATTTGCGACAACCTGTTTCAATTGATCGGAATTGCGCCGAATTACGTTCAACACGACGCTTTCACCTTCGGGGGTCGCCATGTAATCGCCGACAACCGCCGGGTCAATGACGTTGACGATACGGGTGTTGACTTGGGGCGCAGGGTTCGCGCCTGCGGCTGCGGGGGCCGCGCCTGCGGATACCCGTTGCCCTGCCCCTGCGGCTTCGCTGTCGGGCCGTTGCACGGTCGCAGCGCCCCGGCGCAGGGCGTTAAGGTCGTCAACCCCGATACGGCTTGTCGTCGCCGCATCCATGACGTATTCCCGGCCATGAACAGCCCCGGCAACGGCGCTGCGGGGCAAGTCGCCCGTATAGCCCCCCGACATATAGCCCGCCCCCGTGCTAGTCGATTGGGCGCGGATAGCGGCAACGTTCGCCATGCCCGCAGCAATCGCCGCAGCCGCAGCCGCGACGCCCAAGGCGGGGCCAATGACCGGGATTGCAGCCATTGAAGCGTAAGCCGACGTTGCCGACTGATACGTTTGAATAACGGTTTGCGTGATCGCAGCCGCCTTGCCAATTCGGGCAAGCTTTTCGTTTTCCGACGAAGCAAGTTGCGCAATTCCCCCGAAGAAGTCGGAAAAGACTTGCGTTTTCATTTTCTGTTCTGCGGCCCAAATCTGCATTTTTGCAGCCGACGCGGAACGTTCGGAAATCAAGTCGGCATCCCGAAGCATGTTGACTTGTTCATACATATACTTGAATTGTTCGACGCGGGCGTTGACCATTTCGGGCAAATGTTCAAGATACGCGCCGATTTCAGTTTGCGCCAATTGGTTAAGCGCGTCGGCGTTTGTAAATCCGCTTTCGGGGTTCGAAAGAAGATTGCTAATCGCCTTCAACTGTTGAATGTATTCTTCGCGCTTGTAAACGGTCGCGTTCATAAGGGCCGCTTCTTGTTCGGCAACGGCGTTCGCTTCCCGCAAAGCTGCGGTTTTTTCGCGAAGCAATTCGATTTCTTGCGCCGAAAGGTTAATACCCTTTTCTTTAAGCTTGTTGACCTTTTCTTGAACAGCCGCTTCAATTTCGCGTTCTTTGGGAAGCAACTTCAAAAGTTCCATTTCCCTATCCATTTCGTCAAGGTATTCGCGCAAGCTTGCGGTCGCGCCTTGGGCACCTTTGCCGCCGCCCTTACCCTTGCCGCCCCCGCCGCCGTCGCCCGCCCCTGCGGTCGGTTCCGTCGCGCCCCGAAGCGTCGTATCAAGTTCGCCCGCAGCCCGGTTAGCGGCTTCGGTTTCGGCCCGTGCCGTTGCCATGCCTTCGGAATATACGTCAAGCGGGTTGCGAAGATCGGCGAAGCGGTTGCCCATGCTTTCGAATGCCGCCGTCGAACGGTTCGACAAATCTTCGGCGGAAGCTGCGGAACGTTCGGCGGCTGCAACGTAACCGTCGGCAAAAGTCGCAGCCTTAATGCCTAGCCCGTTCATAGCGTAAACGGCCCCGGTAAACGGGTTCGTTACACTAAAAGTAAAGGCGTTGTTCAATCCGTCAATGAAGCTGTTAACCCCGGCTTGCAAAGCCTGCATAAGCCGCGCAAAGCCCGCTTGAACCGACGCCCAAAGCGAAGTAAAGACCGCGCCAATCGTCAAGGTAATTCCGGTAAAGGCGTCAATCATTGCGTAACCGCCTGCAATGATCCAATCAAGCGCCGCCTTCCCGGTTGCACCCAAGATTTGAAACATGCGCCCAAGACCGCCGACCGAAGCCGAAGCTTCCGCAAAGCGGTAAACAAGTTCGCCGACAAGAACGACAAGCGCCCCGATACCCGTTCGAATAAGGGCCGTTCGAAGAATAACAAGCGCAGCCGAAAGCCCGCCCGTTGCAACCGCAGCCGCGACAAGCCCGTAAACATACGCCCCCGCAAAGATCGCCGCAGCCGTCGCGGCATATGTCGCAAACCGACCAATGTTATCGGCAAGAAACAAGATCGCTTGCGCAAGACCATTGGTCAAACCCGTTGACTTGTTAAATTCCCCGAAGAATTGCGTCGCGCTGTTCCGCAGAACAACGAAGGCTTGGCCCATTGTGGGAATGGTTTTTGCAAAAGCGGCGTCAACTTCGCTTTCAATCAAATCCATCGCAAGAATAAGTTGTTCCGCCGTAATCTTACCTTCGGCCCCCAAGTCTTTAAGCGCCCCGACAGGAACGCCCATTGACCGCGCCAAAGCGTCAAGAACAATCGGCATATTTTCCGAAACCGCGCGAAATTCGTCGCCGTTCAAACGACCCGAATTGAAAGCCTGCGAAAGCTGCAACAGCGCCGACGCGCTTTCCGTCGCGGTTGCGCCCGAAACAATCAACGCTTTGTTAACGGTTTCGGTCAATCGAATTGTGTCGTCTTGCGAACGACCTAGCCCTTTCATGGCCCGGTCAAAACGAACGAAGGCTTGCGACGTTGCGCCGACTTCCGAACGGGTTCGGTTCGCAAGGTCGAACATTTCCGAAGTCAAAGCGTTGACTTGGGCTTGTGAAGTCGAAACGACTTGAAGCTTGTTTTGCAGCGTCGTGTAAGCGTCACCCATGCCCACAATAGCGCCCGCCGTGATGGATACCCCGGCAAAGGCAAGGGCCGTTCGAACCGCGTTCATTGCCCCCGCATACCGCCGGGCTTGCGCTGCGCCCCGTGCCTGCGCCTGTTCAAGCCGTTGGGCCGCAGCCGCCGCCCGTGACTGCGCCGCCGCCGCTTGGGCCGCAGCGGTCGCCGTGCGCTGTTGTTCGGTCGCTAGGCGCTGCGACGCGACGGCGGCTTGTGCTGCGGTCGTCGCGGCCCGGCCCTGCGCTTGGGCGGTGCGCTGTTGTTCTGTCGCGACGCGCTGCGCTGCGGCTGCGGTGCGCTGTTGTTCGGTTGCCAGCCTTTGCGAAGTCGTCGCCGTTCGGGCTTGTTCCGTTGCCAGCCGTTGCGACGCTTGGGCCGCTTTCAACGTTTCGGTGTTGACGTTTCGCATTTCGGTTTGAAGCCGGGTAAGCGGGTTTCCGCGACCGATTGCGGCAAGCGAAGCTTTCAACTTGTCAACTTGCGTTTGCGCGGTTCGGGCTTGCGTCGCCATGTCGCGAAGCTTGCGACCGATTGCAGGGGAAACCTTGTCGGTTACTTCAACGATAATCGGGGCGTCTGACATGGCTTCAAACCTTAATCTTAGCTTCGCGAACCGTCTTGCCGCCTAGAAGCTTGGCGCGTTCGACAAATCCGGCGGGTGCCTGTTTCGAATGACCGTCGTTAAGACGGCGAATGTAACGAAGGTTATTCGTTAAAAAGATCGGTTGACCGGGTTTAACCCCGTTGATAACCCCGATTGCGTTTGCAAGCGCGGTCGAAATGCTTGCGCCCCGTGTTGAACCGCCCGACCCCGGCGAATGCGCAAGAACGCTGTTGTTCGCCGGGGTTCCAATCGTTGCAAGCCAATTCGACAAAGCCCGCGACGTATCAACAGGCGTAACCGTAATCAAATCGCGAACGATAACGGTTGCCGCCTTTTTCTTTACGCCGTTGACTTCTTCCCCCAATTTATCGGCGGCTTTTTCTAGGCGGTCTGCCAGATTTCGCAACGTTCGGGCCATGCTTCGTTTTTTCCTTTAACCGTTTTCCAAGTCGTTTCAGGTGTTCCCCGTCAAGAATACGAATGAAATAAAGAAGGTCTTCCGACTGTTCTTCGTCAAATTCGTAATCCCGCGCGTATTCCCTTATTTTTGAAGACGGGATAGGGTTTAACGTGTCGTTATGGGTTCGTTCGCTGTCTAGTTCAAAGAAGGCTTCAAGATACAACTGCAAACCCGGTCGAAGTTCTGGCGCATTTACGAAGGCTTCGGGGGCTTCTTTGCCTTCGCGCAACATCATTTTAACGACGCTTTGTTGAACCGGGGCTAGGTCGAACAAATACGCCAAAACTTCTTTTAGTTTCCCGCGTCGTCTTCGTTGGTTTCTTCGCGGAACAGCGCAGCCGACCGCGCCTTGTCTTGAAGGTCGTCGTAAAGGTCGGGAAGCGCCTTCAAAACGGTCATTGCATTTTCAGGCGAAAACGAAAGGTCTTTGCCGTCGCGACCGCGAACGTTTTTCCAGCCCTTCAAGACATGCTTGACGAAAACGCCCATGAAAAGACTTTCGGCGGTTTCTTCGGCCAAGGTGCCAAGCTGCAATTGCCGGGCGTAAGGCTTCGTTGCCTTTTCAAGCGCCTTCGAATATTTCTTGTTCGTCTTGCCCATGCGCGACAGAACGAAAGTCGGAATTGTGCCGTCTTTGTTCGGCGCGTATTGAACTTCAACGCCGTCGGCTTCTTTTTCGGCGTTGGTTTCGAATTGGTCGAAAAGTGACATTTCGGTTTCCTTTGCTGGAATTAAGAAAGGGGCCGGAATTACCCGGCCCCCGTATCGTAATCAATCGCCCGGCAAAAGCCAAGCTTATTCAGGCATTGCCGCGTCGGGAAGATACGGGAAGAACTGATAAAGCAAGGTGTAACCCGCAGCGTTTTCGACCGCGCTGTTTTCAATCGGAAGCATGATTGCCGCATCTTTTTCGACCGTCAAACCGCCGCCCGAAAGCGTCAAGCGCGGCATATCGTAAACGAAGCCGTAATTCGAATACGCGCCGATAACGTTGAAACTGCAATCGGTGTCGTCTTTGATCCGGCGCGGGGCCGAAACATCGGAAAAGTATGCAGTCAACGACCCGCCGACTTCAAAATCCCCGAATTGGAAATCAAGCGCCCCAAGAACCGAAAGCGCCTTGTTCGGCGAAGCGTTGTTCGTCAAGGTCAACGACCCTTCGGAAACATAGCCCACAAGGGGCGCAAGGTTTGCGGAAGCCGGATTGTTGATCGCAATTCGCATCCGGTAAAGGTCGGAAGTCGTGTTGTAAACTTCTTCCCCGTCGGCTTCGAACCGTTCGCCGTCTTTCAATTCGTCGCCGGGTTCGCCCGTGCGGAAAGACCGCGAAGCGGCAACAAACGTCAAGTCGGCTGCAATCTTGTCTTCGGAAGGAAATTCAATCGAAAGTTCGTTGGGAATTGCGCCTTCAAGGTATTCGGCTTGTGCCGACGTTGCGCCCTGCCCAAGCGTTCTTTCAAGCTGATACGAACGTTGCTTGATAAGCGACGCCGCCTTTTCGTTCCGAATGATCGGGCCGCAGAAAACCCGAATGGTTTTGCCCGTGCCCGCTTCGGTAACAGGGGTAAACGTCACGTCGTCAAAAACGACCGCGTTCGCCGAAACCGACTTGATACGGGCATAACCGCGATTGTTCGCGAAAGCCGTCGAAGAAGCGTCGCCGCCAATGAACAGCCAAGCGCCGGGAATGAAGTTCGGAAGAAGCGTAAAGTTTTGCGCAACCGAAATCAAAGCCGGAATGCCCGACGTAACGGCAAACGACACGTCGCCCGACGCGAATTGATACCCGCAGCCTTCAACGTGCTTTTCAAGCCCGCCCGCTTCGTCAACGCAAGCCGGGGTAACAGCAAGAAGCTTGTCGTAAGTCGTCGCCGTGACTGCGGTAACGACCTTCAAGCCGTTGTTCGCAACGTTGTCAAAGCCCGACGCGAAGACCATTTGCCCGGCGGCAAAGGCTGCGGGGGTCTTGATCTGATACCCGGCGGCAAGCGTCACGTTTTGAACGCGGTCGGCATTCGCAGGGCGAACAAGGCTTTTCGTCGTGGGCAATTCCCGCGCGTCGGCGAACATGAAACCTTGCAAAATCCGGTTCAACGACGACTTCGTAAAGTCGGTATTGTAACCGCCCGAAGCTTCTTCGCCGACGGTGCGACCCTTTTTGCGTTGCCGCGAAGGGTTGATAAACGAACGAACCGCCTTCGTAAGTTCCGACCCGAAATCGCCGAAGCTATTCGGTTCGGTCTTGAACCATTGCGCCCCGGCAACGCCTTCGGCCCCGTTCGCCAAGGTCGCCCCCGAAACGGTAATGTTGTTCCCGGTCTTGGCAACGGTAATCAAGTTCCCGTCTTCGCCGGGCGTTTGGGCCGTAATGGTCACAACGCCCAAAGCCGAAACAGCGTTGACCGTCGGAAGCGCGTTGATCGCTGCGGCAAGGGCGGTCGCTGCGGTCGTTGTCGAAGCGCCCGCAAGAACTTGACCCGCCCCCGGCGCGGAAGCGACAAATTCGAAAGCGGTTCCTGCAACCGTGACCGTATGGGCCGCGACGCCCCCGGCGAAGTTTGCGCCCGAACGAACAACCGAAGTCGGGTTCGACGGGTTCGCAATGACAATGCTGTTCCCGGCGACGCCCGGCGTCGAAGCGACCATATTGACAACGTTTGTCGAAGCCGTCGCCGTGACGTTCGCAAGCGCGTTGACCGCAGCCGCAAGCGCCGTCGCGGTCGCGTTGACCGTGCCACCGATAAGAATTTCATTCGCGCCCGGCGCAGCCGTGCGGAAGGTGAAAGTCGTTCCCGCAACGCCGACCGTATCCCCGTCGGCGGGAAGCGTCGCGACGGTCAAAGTTCCGGTTGCCGCAACAGCGACGACAGGGGTTGCCGTAAGCGTGACCGTGCCCGTTGCCGCAATCGCTGCAACAGGTTCGGGCAGTTGACGAAGGCATTCTTCTTCCGCGAACGAAAGTTCAACTTCGTTGCTGTCGCGGCTGTTATTTTCACAAATCGGCGGCATGGGTTAGCCCCTTTCAAGGTTAGGTGATTTCGTTATATTCGTATTCGGCGACGACGTTCAAGCGCAACATTTCGTCTTCCCCGTCAAGGTCGTTAATTCTGGCATTGCGGAACCATACCTTACCGGGAAGCGATTTGCCACGAAAAGCCGACCGCGCGATTTGTGCGAACCTGTCTTGTTGTTCTGCGGCTTCGACTTCCGACTTCGGGGCAAAAAGCTGCAAGAAAACAAGGCCGTCTTCTTGATACTTCTTCCCCGAACCATAGGCGCAAAAAGCCGCTTGCGTCGCCATGACGGTTTGCAGCGACAAGCGCCCCCAATGAACCGAAGGGTTTACCGGGTCTTTATACACGATACGCGGAAAACGGATTTCGGGAATATAGCCCACAATCCCGCCCGCGTTAGCTTGCCAAAAGGCATCAAACCCGGCGCAGATTTCGGAACGGGCGTCAACGAAATTGACCATATCAACCCCCCGTCTTTACTGCGGATTTGAAAACGATTTCGTAAAGAATTGCGTCGCCGTTCGGTGCAAGAACGTCGATTGTTTCAATCGGCATCAACACGCCCCCGCGCAACACGGCGTCTTTCTGCGACGGTTCGAAGTCAACCGCGCCCATAAGCCCCATTTGCGCCCCTGTCGTCAATTCGACGCCCATTGCGCGAAGGCTTTCGAACTTTTCTTTCGTGATCGGAAAGAATACGATTGAAACCGAACGGTCGTCGGGTTCGGTATCGGGAACCGCCTTCGGTCGCCATTTCGTCGCGCCTGCAACTTCGGCGGGGTCGGTTGTGCCCGTATTGCGAATGCGCCAAGTTACGACTTGCCCCTTCTTGGCAATCGTTCTTTTCGCCCCTGCAATTTGGCGTTCATACCCTGCCATATCAAACCCGCATGGTTCGGAAGCCCAAGCCGGGCGAAGCGCAACGCCCAAACAACGGCGCAAGCGCAGCGTCAACCGCGCCCAATTTCGGCCCCATTCCGACAAGAACCGGGTCGGCGTATGTCGTTTCAAGCGGCCCGGTCTTTTCCTTGATAACGTAATCAGCGGCAACAAAGTTCGGCATAATATCAATGCCGTTGTTTTGGGCAATAACAAGTTGCCCAATCGCCGAAGTCAACAAGTTCGGAATTGCGTTGTCGGCGATTTCAACGCCGTTGATAACAACGCCGGAACGCGGAAAGGCGCTTTCAAGGTAAACCCGTTCGCCCTGAAATTCGCATTCCTTCGTTTCGACGTAATCAAAGCCGCGAATAAGTTGCGCCGCAACAACGTCGTCGTCGGTCGAAAGTTCAAAGCCCCGGTTCGCGGCGTAAATCCGAACGGCTTCAACGGTCATATACGAATTTGCATTCGCGACCCCTGTTCCGTCTTCGACAATAACGACAATCGGCATTGCGGCGTTTCCTTATTCGGGCATATCTTCGGGGTCAAAGACGGGATAACCGCCCGCCGCAGCGCCGCCCGACAGGGTTGCAGCCGACCGCGTGATTTTCGCGCCATTCCCGACAAGGGTAATCGCGTTGCCCGCGACGCCTGCGGTTGCTGCGGTCACGGTCACGACTGCGCCGACGGCTGCGGCGTTGACCGACGCAAGCGCGTTGACGGCGGTTGCGATTGCGGTTGCGGTTGCCCCGGCGTTCGCGCCGATATTGATTTGATTTCCGGTTGCGCCCGACGCGACAAAGGTAAACGTCGTTCCGGCAACGGCAATCGTTTCGTCGGCTGCGGGGTTCGTAACGACGGTAAGCGTTCCGGTTGCAGCGACGGCGGGAAATACGGCGGGATAAGCTGCGGGAACATCGCCCGCAACATAGTCGGTCGGTTCCGGCCCTGCGCCATAGTTCGGCGAAGCTTCGCCGTTGCGAACGACCATAACGAACGCGGGTTCGATTGCGGTTTTGATCGCTTCGATTTCGGCCAATTCGTCAACGGTCGCAACGCGCCCGGCGGTAAAGAAGGTGATACGTTGTGCCATGATTTCGGCCCTTTCAGGGGGTTGACCCTTGCCCACAATATGCAGGCAAGGGCGCAGGGGTTAGGCGTTGGGTTTCCAGCCCGGCGCAGCGCCCGCAGGGGCCACAGGCGCAGCCGGGGCGGGGGTTGCCGGGGTCGCAGGGGCCGCAGGCTTGGCGGGTGCCTTGGCGGTCGGTTCTGCGGGCTTGGCGGGGGCCGCGTCGGTCTTCTTGGGCGCGGGTTCGTCGCCGACCTTTGCCGACAGGGCCGCAAGCTTCTTGGCGCGGGCTTCGATTGCCGAAGCGGCGTCGGGGAACTTTGCCGAATAGACCGGCGGAACTTCGCCCGCAACGCCGTCGCATTCTTCAAGCGGGGCGTCGGAAGCAATCGCCCGCGCGTTGCGGAAGCAAACGTTCGCGTTCATTGCGTGGGCTTCTTCGTTTTGCAGCGCCGACGGGGCCGGGCCATTGACGAAGTAAAGAACTTTCAGGGCTTTCATTTGCGCTTCTTTCGTTGAAATTGACAGGAAAGACCGGGGCGAATTAACGCCCCGGCCCGTTCGACTTACGCCGCAAGCGCGGTCAAGACGACGCCCGCAAGGTCTTTGTGATCGGTCGAATACCGGTCCCAATTCGCCGAAGTGAACAGCGCAGCGTCGTTCGGCGATTTGCCGCCCGTCGCCTTATCCCAAGCGAAGCCCTTGACGCCGACGTTGTAAGACCATTCGGCTTGATAGGTGCGCTTGATATTTTCGTCGCCGTTCGTCGCTTCTTCGTTCGCGTCGAAGTCGTTGTTCTGCCCGATGATAACCGCGCCCGGCGTCAAGCCAAGAACATGATATTCGTTCGGGGTTCCGACCGTGACAAGCTGCGGGCTGTCGGTCATAACCAACAGTTTGCCGAAGGGGTCGCGAAGAACGTTGACCGTTCCGTAAGTGAACAGCCGTTCGCCGTTGGTCAGGTTGTTGCCGTAAAGCGAATGCATGGGCGTTGAATGCATGATCCAAACGCCGACACGGGCCGAACGGTCGCCGAACAACGCTTGCGCCTTGTTCAAGTTTTGCCAAGTGACGTTGCGGTTCGCCGGGGTTGCGTCGGCGGTCACGTCAAGAACAACGTCGCTTTCGCCTGCAAGGGCCGAATACGCAATACCCAAGCCCGTATTCAGCATGTCGGCCATGCTGTCAACGGCAAGCTGTTGACCCAAAACCGCGCCCGCAACTTGGGGGTTCATTTGTATCCAGTTGAATTGACCCTTATCAATCCGAATGGGCGGCGTTCCGGCGGCGACTTTCACGGAAACGTCTTCAAGCTGCGAAAGCGTCTTTTCCGCAACCGAACCCGAACCGTAAGCGTTCCGGCGGCGAACCGTGCCCCCGGCGATTTTGGCGAAGAACGCCGTTTGCGAAAAATCGCCCTGATGTGCCGCCGAAGACAGAAGCAAAGCCCCGCCCGTCGCCGTGTTGAAAAGGTCGATTTGCTGTTGAAGAACTTCGGTAAACGAAGCGTAAGCGTATTCGGAATACACTTGAAGATCGGAAAGGGCCATTTGGCATCCCCCTATTAAGTTTCGGTTTCCGCCGCCTTTTTGGCTTCGATATGGGCCGCAAGTTCTTTGGGGTTCATCGAAGCAAAGTCAACGGGTTTGTCGGCGTTTCCGCCGGGGTTCGCAGGGGCACCGCCGCCTTGTTTCGTCTTCCCGGCACCGCCGGAAGACTTCGACGCGATAATAATATCAGCGTAATCGGCATTTGCAACAAGTTCTTTTTGCAAGTCTTCAAGGGTCAACGCCGAAGGTTGCCCGTTTGCATCAAGAACGCGCGTCGTCGGTTCGTCGCCGTCGAAATCGACCGTCAAGCGGTCTTTGATAACGCGGGCAAGCAACGAAGGAACTTTCGAAATCTTCGTTGCAATTTCGGTCGCCTTGGCGTCAACAAGATTTTTCTTGAATACGCCTTGAAACTTTTCCTTCGTCGCCTTGTGGGCTGCGGCTTCGGCGTCAAGCTTCGCTTGCCACGACTTTTCAAGGGTCGCAACATCGCCTTTCTTGCGGGCGTCGTCATTGCCCAAGGCGTCAAGCTGTTCCTGCGCTTCGCGAAGCTTGGCTTCGGCGTCTTTGCGCAATTGGCTTTCGCGGTCTTTCGCCCGCTTCAACGCGCCCGTGTCTTCTTCGCCGTCAACGTCAAGGCGGTATCCGTCGCCGTCTTCGATGTATTCGGCTTTGAAAGCGTCGTTCAACTTTTCGTATTCCGCTTTCGTGACTTTTTTCTTCAAGGCCATTTTAGGAACTTCCTATGTTAAGGGCAAAACACCGTTTCGCCGGGGGTCAAGACAAGATCAAAGCAAGCTTGCTTTCGTATTGCGCCAAAGTCAACGGTCGCGACGTATAAACGCCGTCTTCGGTGCGAATATCCTTTTGCACGTTTGCGGGCTGTTCCGCAAGCCATGCGCCAAGCGACGCCGCCGCGTAAGCTGCGCCCGTCGTGGTTAGCGGCGAAATGCTGGAACGGCAACGAATATGCGCGGGCGGCTTCGGCCCTGTCGCAAAGTCGTAAATTTTGCCGTCGCGGCTTCGGCAAATATCGGTCGTTGCGCTGTCAATAATGCTGTTCCAAGAATAGCGCAAAAAGAACGCCGAAGCGACCGCCGCAGTTACCGCCGAAGATACGAATTGCGTTACCGTGTCGATTACGGCGCTTCCCTGATTTTTGATCCGATCAAGCTGCGACGCCGACCCTTGTTGAATGCCGCCCAAAACAGCGCCCGGCGTTCCGGTCAAGACTGCAACAAGTTCGTCAACCGAAATTCCGTTCGCCCAAGCTTGCCGAACAATCTTTTCGATTTGACCTTGTGCCGAATTGGCGAACGACTTTACGAAGTTCAACACGGTAACGCCGTTTGCAGGAATGGGCAGGTTCTTTAGACGTGCCCACAATGCAGCCCCGGCCCCCGTGATCGCAGCAACGCCGAAAAGCGGGGTCGTTTGGTTCGCGCTTACGAAGAACGGAATAAACGCCGCGCTGTCTTCGTCGCTTAAAACCCCGCGTTCGTCAACGCCCGGCGGTTCGAAGAACGACGCGAACATTCGGCGCGTCATTACGACTTCGGCGTTCATAAACGCTTCAATCTGTTTAACCAAATCGTCGGCGTAACTTCCGAAGATACGGTATTGAACCCGGCGCAGCTTCACAAGAAGAACGTTCAATTGCGTCTTCGTCAATTGGTCAAGCCGACGGTATTTCATGCGACCGAAAAGGTTTTGAAGTTCTTTCGACAGTTCGGCAAGCATACGTTGAAAGTCAAGGAACATTCCGCCTTTGACGCCTTCAATGTAAATTTGGTGCCGCGTTGTTATGTCGAACAAGCGTCGCGGAAGCTATGGGCGAAGAACCCCGCGCCCCCGTTGTTAGGCGGGTTGCCGCCGGGTTCTTCGCCCATAGCTTCCGCAGCAAGGCGCAGGGCTTCGGCGGCGTCGTTCGCAATGCTTTCTTTCGCCTTGGCGTCGTCTTCGGTTGCCGTGCCCGCCTTGCGAAGAACGGTTCGCATTTCTTCGAACGTGATCGCGCCTTTTTGCCATTCTTCGATTGTTTGACGGCGTTCTTCGGGCGACATATTCATAATGTCAAAGTCGGTATTCAATTGAAAGTCAATGCCCGAAGCGTCAAGCCCCGAAAACATCGCGGCTTCGCCAAGCGCCCAAAGATACGCGCTTTGAACGTTCACTGTTGCCGACGAA